GATTACAGGTAGCAATACGCAACGGCAATTTGGGTGTACGGGTGGTTGCGTAGATCCTGAGTTAAATACTGAGCCTATTGCAATAACTTGGCCCTGGTTTTCTGCGCACTTATCGCAGGGGCTAGATGTTTGCCACTCTACTTGTTGTATCTCAGATTCTTTGTAGCGGTTAAGAGTTGCATAAGAGATAGCACGGTTTTGTTCTGTGATAGCAATAGTCAGCGCTCGCGCAGGATTAGCCACATATCTTGCAATGTTTTTAGCAGATCTTTGAGCGTTCATACCTAGTTCAATAGAATCAGCAACGGCATTACCAATATCTCTAACCGTAGTATCAGAGAAATCTTTAAATGTAATGCTTTGTTGTTGGAGCAATTGTTGGAATGCTTTAGGTGGGCGCAGTAATAAAGCAGAGGCTTGATCTCCTGGCCTCCACTTTGACCAATCTACATAACTTCCGTTATCAGCCTTCGCTGCAACTCTCGCCATTAAAACTTGCTCATTTGCAAAAGTATCTCCTGTTACATAACCCTCAGCCCAAACTCTTAACATAACTTCTTTTAGAGGTTCCATGTTTACGCGAACATTGAGCATTACCCAGGCTCTAGCGCGAGCGCGATCTTGCTCAGGTTTATCACTAACCGCAGGTTGGGTTGTTAGGTATTGTTCATATACACGCTTGGCATTAAAAGATTGAGCGATAGCCGCTCTGATCTTGACTGAGTTCTTAGCCGCTAAACGCGCATCTGCTTCCAGGGCGCGTTTCCAAATCATGTTAAATACGCTTTAGCGAGCGCTCTTGCGGTTTCAAGATCCCCGTCAAATGCACAACGGTTAAGCGCTTCCCCAACAATAGGATCTAAGGATTTGAACTCAAACAGGCGGGCGCGTTTGCCTTTGTTTGCCCACTTCATAAATGCTTTAACTTCATCAACTGTTTGCCTATCTACTTCTTCTTCAATCTCAGATTCTTCTTTTGGTTCTGGTTCTTCTTCTGGCTTACTTGCTGCTGTATCTGGAGTAGATGGTTCTATTGCAGTGGCGTTTGGTCCTTCTAATGCAGGAGCAGAGGTTACATCTTTAGCATTAATAATTCCGTCTGGGGAGAACAAGAAAATATCTGCGCCAGCAACAAGCAACGGCATATCTGCTTGCGGAGTATCTAATAATGGTAAGCCCATTTCTGACCTACGCTCATTAATAGTTTTACCAGCAGAGGTAACTTCTATCTGGGCTTTACGGGCATTGCTCTCATTGTCCAGGCGCTTTGAGGTCATTAATTTAAATTCAAGTTCGCGTGGCATACCAAGATAAGCGTAAGAGAGGTTGGTCATCATCTTGGAATACCAGTTTGCCAATGGTTGAATGCCAATTGCTTCTGCGTTTTCCGCTTGACCTTCCTGGAAACCTGCTCCGCCCAATCCTACCTTCGGAGCAAAACCAATCTCAGAAGGTTGCACACCAAAATGACCGCAGATAGATGTAATTAAATAATCATCTAATGTATCTTTAAACTTCTCGCCATATCCTTCAGTTGATATTGGAGTTAATCCAGTTGGTAACAAGCGAGCGCGTTTACGCTGCTCAGTCTGTCCAGCAAGATCATCATTTAAAATGTTTTCGTAAGCGCGTAGCAAATCAGGGTTAGTTCCCCATTCCGCATCAGTTGTAAACATTAGATCTGGCATTACGCCATCTGTATATTCGGCTCTAATCCATTGTTGCCTGCGTAGGTAAATGTCAGCAAGTGGCAGCGCTCGCTCAACAGGTGAATAACCATAAACGCTTGTAGTCCTACGGTTGCGCACCATATAAGCCAAGTCATCAGCAGTAAATTCACCATCAGCAGCAGGGTCATCAGCGTTCGCACTGAATTCAGATCTAGGAAAGCCATAAAGAATCTGTTGGTAAGCAGGAGATGGTGGCGTAGGGCGCATACCGCGATCATCAATAAGCGGCTTAATTGTTGCACCATCTAAAATCTGTAATCCGTATAAATCTCCACCTACGGTTGGTTGTGGAAATATTGCAAGTGCATCAATCACAAGAGTTTCTTCAGCAGCAATCATTAACCAGTCTGTAAATGTAAGTCCGTTAGCGCGATCTGGATTCTCCCAGAACTCACGCACTCTATTAATTTCATCTGTGTATTTCTGGCGGGCTTTAGCCATAGCGCGTACATGATCTCCGCCTGATTCGGCTGCAATCTTTTCAGAGGCATCAGCCGCAAGAACAATATCCCAATCAAGTCCTGATAATTTTGATTTAGTAACTTCAATACATCTGCGCAAAATATCTATTTGATCTGCTGCTGCTCTTAATGTTTTGAATGATATTAAACGGGTTTCAGTTACATTTATATTTTGTGCTACCTGGTATTCAAATCTACGCGGATCTGGTCTGCCGTCTGGTCGCAATGGATTAATAGCACCAGGTGTAATTGGCATACCTGGGCCAAATGGAATCATTGCAAGATTAGGATTTCTAGGTAGCGGCACATTGTTTCCATAGGATTGACCAATAGAACCACCAGCGCGATTGCGCATTTCTTGTTCAGTCATTGTTGTTGAACCCGCAGGTAAACGCGGAGCCTTTTCTGAATCTGTTCCTGCTATTACTCTTGCGATTCGGTCACGCAGACCCATGTGAATCCCCTTAAATTAATTGCCCTTGTGTTTCAGCAACGCTAATCATAGCGCTTCCACACTTAGAACAATGTGACATTGACTTAGGCATTGGTAGTCCGCACTTCGGACAAAAGTTAGCAAGAGCATTAAAGTAATTACTAACATTTTGTGATCCAAGCAGATTACTAAACGCTTGAACCATAGCATCAATACGGTCTGGTGAATAAGAATCATTTGGTGTCCACACCGTCATTTGATCTTCTAAAACTGCGAACTCTCCTATGTGGTGAATTCGGCCTTGCTCATACATTGCTGCTACTGGCTCGGCCCGTAATCTTTTACCTATGTGCGCTCGCACTTCTCTGATAGGCAAGGAATGTCTAATTTGCTTTAGAACTGCGCTCACCATATCGCCACCCTGGTTTACTTCTACCAGGATTGAATCTGCTTTCCATTCATCAAATACCGATACTGCTTTAGAGGCCCAATCCAGGGGCGAACCTTTGAATGAATAATCGCCAAGTACATATCCATGCCCAGCAGAATCAGATCCACAAACTATAATTCCTGTTTCATCAGATGTTTGATTGTTCGTTACCGCAGGGTCAATAGAAACTACTATGCGCGATAATGCAGGGGCTTTCTTTAATCTGTTGCGGTCAATTAATCCCTTAGTCCATAGAGCGCCTTCAGTATCTTCTAAGATCTCGCCATATAACTCTTGTCTGCCTAGCCTGGTGTTGTTGTAGCGGGCTTGCAATTCAAGTAATGCAGATGGCGCTAAATTTGCAGCGTTATCAAATGTAGATCCTTTTGTAATAACTACTGTTCCGTCAGTTCTATTAGCCAGCATTCTAATTAGCGGCATAGGTCGTGGCGTTGTTGTGATTACAATTCTAGGTTTACTGCCTAGGCGCAATCCAAACTGTAATTGATCCCAAGCGTCAGAATATCTATACGCTGCTAACTCATCACACCAAGCGCCATGATGTTGCGGGCCTCTAAAACGATCTGGTTGGTCAGCAGAAAATAATTTAATCCTGGATCCGTTATTTAATAAGATCTCGCCCATAGATCTGTTCCAATGCGCCAGCATTCGGTAACGGCTCAATATAGAAATAACTCCAGATTCGCCTTCAGCACAAGTATCTCTAGCGTCAGAGAATGTAGGGGCAACTATCGCCCATCTTGTATTAGGCGTTCTAATGGCTTCCCAGGCCAGCCATTCGGCTGCTGTACGCGTTTTGCCAGCACCTCTACCAGCCATGTAAAGCCAAATATTCCAATCGCCATCTGGAGGTAATTGTTCTTTACGCGCTAAACGGTTTCTCCATATAAACCTGCTCGCCTTGATCCTGCTGTTCAGTGAGGGTGATTGTGCTGTTTCCATCAACTCCGTCAATGATTCTTGCGATTCTATCAACTTCGGCATCAAGGGTTCCTGCTCCGCCTTCATAACTCACCACCTCTGCTTGTATTTTAGTTGGAGCATCTAGCCCCAAGAATTTAGCCCGCCTATCCATAATTCTTAAAACAAATTCACCCGCTCGCATATTGCCCTGCACTGCGGGTTCCCAGTAAGTTGATTGCAATTCATCTAAGCGCGATAACTCCATAAACAACGCTGCTTCAACTGGCTCTTGCTGTTGGCGTTTAATGGCTCTCATATAAGCCTTTAGCGCACCAGCACCACTGGCATAACCAACTTCTCCTGCAATGGCTCGCCAAGTAAAGGACTGTGAGCGTAGTTCAAGAACTTTGTTCTCACGCTCAATCTGCTCTGGTTCAGGTGTTATGTTTCTTACCATGTGTTCACTATAAATTAGGAAACATTAACTATCAAATTGAGTTAAATAATTACTTACAAGAATTGCAATAGTTATATGCTCGCACCTCTGTGTAATATAACTTAATAACTACCCCGCAATGGAAACAAGTAGCAGCAACAAAACTGCTGTGTTTCTTTACTACATAAAACGGGTTTCTAACCTTAATCATCTTTCCTCCTGTATAGAACAAAACCCCCACAAGCCGTTAAGATTGTGAGGGTCTTATCCAGCACTCACATAGGCATCTTACCTATGCAGTAATCTAAATTTACTGGTTTTCCTGGGTTAATACAAGCCTTACATCAAGCAAGTCATCAACGCTTTGTAGAAGAATTTGCTTCTTTTTCCATGTTAGGCGATTGCCGTAATGGTCTGTTTTGAGCATCAAATTTAGATGGCTCAGTGCCTCATCAATATCATTTAAAGTAACTTCTTCTTCTATAACTAAGGTCATGCACTAAGAATACTTTTACTTACGCGGCTTTGCTTTGATTTCCTTCTCTACTTCATCTCTAACCAGGTCAATTAGGTTCTCAATTTTAAAGGCTAATTTGTCTTTGCCTTTTGTCCGTAATCTTTCGGCAAATAACTGCAATGCAATGCTTACTTCTGGATCTTCTGCTAATCCCATTCTAAACCTAACCATAATGGTCCAAGATCTATTGAGATCTGGTACCTGTCAATAGTGAAACCTAAACCAAAACGCTTTAAAAAGAATCCGTAATGCACCCAAATCTTTAAAGGCTTAATATATTTTTCTTTACTCACTTACGCGGGCCTGACGCTTTACTACATAATTTTCAACATCTGTTTTGCGGTAATAAACATTACGGCCTGACTTCTCAACCCATGTAATTGTTTTACGGTGTTGTATTTGGCGTAAGTTGTTCATAGTTATGCCAAGCATCTGCGCTGTTTCTGTGGCGCTTATTAAACCCTCTGTTACCATGCAAATTCTCCTTCAGTTCGTGTTGCTATTTTTTTAACTAAACGGGGAACTAATCCTATGTGATCTGCTGTGATTTCAAGTGATACTTTTTCTTGGCCTTCTTTGTCTGTGTAAGTAGATTGCTTTAAAGCACCAGATACTAAAATTGCGTCACCTTTTTTAATACAATCAGCAGTTGCTTCAGCCTTAGATCCAAATTGCACCACTCTAAACCACATGGTATCTCCGTCTTTCCAATCATCACCATCTTTGACGCGTGGGGTATGAGCAACACTTAAACTTATGTAAGCCATATTGTTTTTAGAAAACTTTAGTTCTGGCTCAGATCCAACATTGCCTTTAACTGTTATGTTCATTTAATCGCCTTCCATCATTATGAATTCAGAACCATCATCTTGTAATAAAATAATAGTTCCATCTGGTTTAACAAAAGGGTGTTCGTTTGGCTCTCTCCATGATGGACATAACCAACCTTTTGCTTCCGCTTTTGCAGGATTGAGGTGAATACTATCGGTATTTAGGTTATGGCAGCCGTGATGTATCTTAATTAAATTGCTTGGCGTGTCCTGACCGCCCCTAGATTTGAGTTTTCTATGATGCAGCGCCATAGACGGCAGTGCTGGTGACCCGCAAACTTCGCAGTAATTACCAGCACGATCTTGCACAATTTTTACAACTTTTTTGTCCATAATTTATTCTACTCAATACCAGCCACCGATCAAATCTGGGCCTGCTTTCTTTTGCCAAAAAGCCCAAGCGTGGCAAGGAGAGGAATAGCGCTTATAGATATAACGCAATCCAGCATCAATTTGAATTTGTGGATCTTTTGGCTTGTATGGATATTTGTAGTTAGCCCAAGTAGTCGGCAAAAACTGGGCAATTCCAAATGCACCTGAACTTTTGTTTAAAGCATTTGAGCGCCAGTTGCTTTCTTTTGTCCAGAGTTGATTTAAACAGGAAAATTGTTTTTGTGCATCAGGTTTCCATTGTTTTTTAACCATGGCAAGCGCATACTGTTTAGGCTCCAACAACTTTATTTTTTGTTTTTGCGTTAGTTGTGGGGCTTCGGCAGCAGCAGGTGTACTAGCAACAAACCCAGCCCCTAAAAGGGTTGCTAAAAGGATTTGCGCTATAAACTTAACGGGCTACCCCTTAACCTCCAAGGTACAAACTTCGCAGAGTTTTTCTCCGTAATGCCAAGCGCCATAAGCGCACCGATTTAGTTTACTGTCCATGATTTCCCCCTTAACGAGTAGTTTTTGGACCGCTACAATTTTACCCTGATCCTCCATGTTGTATTGCATAAATTATGCTTTTCGTGAGAAATATTTCTGGTGTGAGGTGCCATCAGGCTCAACTAAATAAATTAATTGTCCAAATCCAGCAATACCTACATCAACAAATTTGTCATAATCGTGTACTGCTTGCAAACAATTGTTGTAATCTTTCTTGAAAGTTTCTTGCCCATCTGTTACTACAATTATGTGATAACTCATTCTTGTTCCTCCTTGTAGGTGTATGAATGCTTGCAGGTGGGGTATCTTCTCC